TGAATGGGCAACCAGAAATGTTTAAATCTTCAAACGTGTGAATCGGAACTCGTCGCACGCATTGCGCATTTCCGAAATCGTCAGTAACAAGAACCCACTTACCGCCAGAGATGGCAATCAGCGCCTCTAGCGCTCCAGTTCTTGCGATTTCTAGCGCTTGCCGCTCGATAGCCGCAACGTCATCATCCATCTGTTGCAATGTTCTGGCGGTGTAGGTTGCGCCGTCTTTGCCTGTGAACGTTACTTCACCTGCTTTTGTACCCCAATCTTCTATCACCGTCAGATTTCCGATGGCAACATCAGCAAGGTCACGCATTGCTGTTACTGCCGCATTGAAATCGCCAAAGGTGGGCACAACAACCGCTTTTGCGGCGGTTTGCGTGGCATTACCCCAATGCTCCCTCAGCGAAAGTTGGTTAGCAAACACGCCCTCAATCTCATAGATGCCGAAAGCGCCAATTTTCAATGCATCCCCAACCTTTATGTTGGCGGTGCTGCCGCTGTTTACTTCAACCGTTTTTTGTCCGTTGGTTGCCGTGACGGATGTTAAGGTAATCCAAGACATAATGATGAGCTCCTATGCTTTAGTAGTCCAAAGGACCAGACCTGTCTTTCTCAAATAGCTAAAAACATAAACAGCATTGCTACTTGCAGATAGATAAGTTTTCTTTCGTATTGAAAGGGATAAGTTTTGATTTGGCGCTAAATAAACTGAATTAGCAAATGTCACATAAGACGAATCCACTAATTGAGTGTTACTTGGCGTGTATGTATAGACAACCTGCCCGTTGAGCAAAACCTCTAAAAAATCACCTGCCTGGCTTGTGTCGTCATACATTACCCCGGCTGGCACAATTAGCTGCCTTGCCCAGGCCTCAGAGCCCAATGCAACGTCCTGACAAAGATACAAGTACTCTGTAGTGCCTCTATTTACTCGAACCTTAAGCTCTTCAGTAAGGTTGACCAATATCGGGCGCGCCACATCACCTACAATCTGGCCAGCCGTCATTGTACCTAGAATGTCGCAGTTCTCGCCTATCGTGACGTTATCAAATTCGCCGCCCGTCGCCTTGATTTTGTCTGTTTGAATCAGGCCGTCTTGTGAGATCTTGGTGTGATAGCCGTCAAATGGCGCGCCAACCTCTTTGCCAAAGCGTGCCTCACCACCTTTAATGACTGGCGAGGTCAGCTCACTCCCTGCGACAAAGCGATCGCCAAAGAGTGTCCCTGGTGTTATCAGGTCTCCACTAAACCTTAACGCTGGCGCTACCCAAGCCGAGCCGTTATAGCTCTTTGCGCTCGACACTGCGCCGTCATTGCTGACGTATGTGAGCATGTCATCGAGTATTGGCAGGCGGCCATATCGAGAGGTGAAGTCTGCCGTTGCAAGCGCATCGCTTGGGAAAATACCATCGCGCAGCTTTAGCGTTCCCCAAATGGTGCCATCCTTGCCTTGCAGCTCATCTTTATTGGAGATGATCGAGCCATCATCAAGAATTAATCGCCCCTTTAGAACTAGCTTTTTGCTGACGGAGTCAAGACCAAGCACGGTATCAAAGTTACTGCCATTCATTATGCCAACGCGGAAGAAATCGGCGATAAAGTCTGTTTGAGACAACGTGCCGTCATTGGTGTTTACGAAGCCAGAAATCTTACCCTGATTGTTCACCGTCATGCCGCCGCGAACAATCAGCTTGCCTTCCTCATTTTCAAAGGCTTGCATCATGTCGGAAATGGTGGCCGTTTCGCCCGCCGCGTTCTGGATGGATAAGTTGCGGATGTATTCAGCAAGCGGGCCTTGAATCCAGTTATGGCCAGCCTGAACACACAAAACCGCATCCGTCTCTGAGGTGATGTTGCCTTTCGCGTCTACGCAATAGCCCACTGCGGCACGAGTGTATTCATTGGCGCTGGCTAGCACTTCGGCATCGTCTGTTTCAATCTTGGCGGTGAGCTGCTCGACGCTATCTGTCAACGCTTGTTCTTGCGTTGCTATTGCTCGCTGCACTTGCGTTAAGGTGGCTTGCTGCTCATTCTGAAACGCTGCTAGCTCTAGCGTTCTTTGTGCCTGAGAGGCAATGGCCGTTGAGTTGGCACTGATTTTTTGCTCCGCGTAAGCGAACGAAATCTTTTGCTCCTGAAACTCTTGTTTTGCCAAGAAATCCTTATACGCACCCATGATATCGTTAAAGCCCGCATCCTCATCCAACCCTAGCGCGCCCTGAACATCAGAAAGGCTAGTAATGGCTTGCGTGATGGAGCCTTCAAGTGCATCAATCTCTTGCTGAGCGGAATTAAGTCGCGAATCTGCATCTTCCAACTGGTCATTAATACCACCTGGTTGCGACACGTAACTTGTTACCACGTCGGTAATATTGGCGTTTGCGGCATCCACCCATGTTTGAGCGCTGTTTGCCTTATCTATCGTGCCGTTAGCGCTTAGCTCCTGAATGGTCGCTGAAACACCCCAGCTAGCATCATAGACATCAATCTCTTGCTGAACGTCGCTAAGCTTTAGCGCATTGCCATCCCAATACTCTTGAGTAATGTAAATTCCCCAACGAGCATTGGCAGGATCTAACACCTGTTCGATGTGCGTGGTACGCGCCGTTAAGTCTTCTAGAGCTTGCTCTGCGGCGGATGGCTTGCCAACTTCGATGAAATCAATGGTGGCATCGAAGTTAATTTCAAGCGATTGGATTGCACCAGTCCAGCCATCAGCCTCAGTAAGCGTGAGAATAATGACCTCAAACTGGCCTGGGTCTGCTGGCTGCTTCAAGGCCACGTTTTGCGCGCCACCGTTCCAACTTAAAGTGCCCACTGCTGATGACCGCACACGAATGCGGAATACGGGGTTTTCATCCGCATTGATGTCTAGACCAGCAATGGAAAACGCCGTGCCTGTTACATAGCCGCCCGCAACCCATGTAGCACCCGTCCAGCCTTCATTTGTGGTGTTGAACTGCCAAGAACGCGCAGGCGTAATGGCTTCGAGCGCGCCTGCAACAATCTCATTAACTTCGGTATAACTTGCTTTGAGCGCAATCTGATCGGCATTCACCAAAATCTGAGCCTCAGCCTCGGCGATTCTGTCGCCCGCTTCTTGCTCTACGCGCCGAATCTCTTGCGATTGAATCTTGACCGACGCCTCAACGCCATCGATAAGCAAACCAGCCTGAGTGAATTTTTGCTCGGTGTAGTTGAACGCAAGGTTAACGATTTCCCCCGTCTCTGGGTCAACCTGAACCACTGCGCCAATCAACGCTTCACCATTAAGGAATCGGCGCTGATATTCATCTTCCATTGCTGCAACGGAAGAGGTTAAACCAAGCACAGAGAGAGAAAGTGTGGAGTTGAGATCTTGGATACGACCAAGGCTGACATCCAAATCCGCGACGCTTTCTTGCGTCTCTTTTGAGCGCTCATCAACTTGCGTTAGAAAGTCGTTTAAATTGCCATCTAACATCTCCTGGGTAACTTTACCGTCGATAAGCTCTAAGACATCATCGCTGTTAAAAGTGGTTTGCGCGCTACTGCGATACCAGCCAGATTTGCCCCAACGAGAGACTTCGCGCACGGCAATTTGATAGGTGGTATTGGCCTTTAGATTGCTCACCGTGATGACCTTGGCGCGGCCTACGATGTATTGCTCCACTTGCTCATCGGTTGCACCTTGCTCAAAACCAAGAGCAAAGTCATACATGGTGTCAAAGTTGACCAAGCCAGCACTCACAGGCGTTAGTCCTAGCGCCCAGTTTTCTGCTTTTACATCGATACCGATTGGCGTTTGCGGTGCTGATGCATTGAACACCAAACTGGCAATAGGCGAGCGGCGCTCATAACTGATTGCCACAACCTGAACTTGATACTGACCAACCTCAAAGCCATCTTGCAGGCGGTATTGCTTATCAACCGTTAGCTCTTTGCGCAAGAACTCGCCATCTTTGTAGAAACTGAGCTCGAACGTGGAAATGCCCAAGCTTTTGTGCTGCCAAGTAATGACCGCCTGAAGCGTGTTTGAATCCGCCAGCGTAGAATAGGAAAGATTGGTTACTGGCGGCACATCTCGGCTTACCAAAGAAGGCACACCAGGGCGCGATGGTACTTTCGCTGTGTCGCCATTGAACGTGTAATGGCTAGGCTTGGTTTGCTTGGCTACTAGTGTCACCAAGCCGTTAGTACTGTATTTCCACTTGGAAACAATGAACTCAACGCCATCCCATTCATTTTCTGGCAAGTTCAACCTAAACACGGAGCCAGGCAGCAAACGCGTGCCACGCAAGTTTGAAGTGAACTCGATAGACATCGCATCACGCGTGGTAAGGATTTGAATAAGCGCCAAGCGCTGCGCTTGATATGGGCTTGGCACGGCGAGTAGATCTAAGTCATCTACCACTTCATAGCCATCTTGCGCCAAATAACCCTCATGCACTACGCGAGGCATGTCTACCTCATTCCAGTTTGAAAGCGGGTCTGTGTATTTGGCTGAGATGGTATTAATGCGATCGCGACGGCGGACATCTGGCATCGTCGTGATGTCGCCAACAATGTCATCTTCCGTCAGCGTTGTGATACCTGGGCCGTAATAAGCCCCAACCTGAAAGGCATGACGGCCAGCGACGCGCAAACTAATGCCATCACACGTTGCGCGAATCGTGCTAAGAATGGTTCTTGGCGCTTGGTCGGCCATGAATGCGTAGTTACAGCGATAGCGCTTCTCTTGTCCGCCTTCTGGCGTTGCGACAACTTCATCACAAATGTTAGCTGAGGTGATGTAAGTATCGTCCATCGCCACCCCTTGCTTAAGGGCGTTGCGATACCAACGAACGAGCAAGGCAGGATTGTCTGTCCATGTGGTTTGATTGATGCGAGGGTCAAACACCTTTAATCCTCGCACAGCAAATTTAGGGTTAGGGATGCCGCCTGCCCATTTTGAAGGGTCAGACTTAAGCTTGACATGAGCAAAACACTGCTCACGGCCAATCATATTCGCATTCCAGTCCGGCAAGTTCGCCAGCGTTGGCGGCGCTTCCGTCTGCTCACCGAGATAGATGTAAACGAACCCTAAGCCATTTTCATGGCGAAACTCGATATCCGCACCTGATGTTGATGCCTCAAATCGACTTAATTGAATATCATCAAGCCATGCATGCGTCACATCATCACAAACGTGACCAGCGATATGAACGATAATATGAACCCATTCACCTTCACCTGCATCATTTGGCGCGCCTTCTTCTGCTGCAAAAATCATAGGACCAGAAAGCACAGGATGACCAAGCACAATTTGCTTTGCCGCTACCGCACTCTTGAACATGTACTTTTGCGCATCTCGGCTTGCGGATTTTCTTGCTTTGTCTGCGGCTTTCTTCGCTTGCTTTTTCGCCTCAACCGAAACGTAAACACTTGCTGCGGCTGAAACGGCCGCAATAACCAGCGCCGCTACTACTGATGCTCCCATTAGCCTTAAACCTCCCAAGCACAGACAATTGAGGAAAGCGGCAGCGATACCAATCCTGTAACGCCAAGCACCAACACGCCACCCGCACCCACTACACCGCAAACGCGCTCTTGCGGGCCAATCACCCAAGCCACATCACCACGCTGGGCCATTAGCGGGCTTTTTCTTCGCTTCGCGATGCGATCGAACTCTCGGTAAACCAAATCTTCCAAACCTTTGTAGCCAAGCTTTTTAATCAGCCGAGCGCTACCCAAATCGGTCTTGTAACGTCCGCGAAATGGCGCGGCCAAATCTTCACCTGTTAGAGCAAGCGCCCAATCGGAAACAAAAAGAGCGCAATCATTAACGCCCGTTGCAAAGCCTTTATTTGCGTACTGAGCAAGGAAGGCATTCAGTTTTTCTATTTTGTTCATCTAGAAGTCCTTAAGCGGGATGCCGTCTTTTGCGTTGCCCCAGTAGATCACGAAATCTTCCATGTACTTGGTGTATTGATAGAACTCATCATCTGGGAATTGCGCCTTGTGAGACTCATCAGTGCAGCGCCAATTCAGGCCCTTTTCCATTGCATCATCTGGTGCGGTAAGCGGCAACTGAATAACGTTGGTGGTGCCTTGCTTAATTGAGGCGGTGTCCATTACGCCATCAAACATCAATGCCCAAGCCGCCACGCGACCTACCTCATCCATCGCGACCAAAAAGAGCTCACCCGTCCTTCCCTGATAGCCGCCTGCCAAAATCTCAGCGCGGATTGCATCGTCTTTCACCGAAAGCTCTAGCGTGATGCTCGGAGAGGTTTCATCCCCATCGCCGTAATTCGCATCACCAATGCCGCCCAAGTTGCCCACTCCGTAATATTTTTCGTTTGGATCGAAGGGGAAGTGATTAAACGTGCCGATATCGGTATGAAGGCGAGAAATACCCGTTGGCATATCTAAGCGCACCGCGTAGATCAAACTCACTTCTGGCTTTTCCATTGCCGCAATCATGTCTGGGCTAAAAATATCCATAACCGCTCCTAAATCGTGACTGCTTCTATGCAGTCGATAGTAATCTCTGCATGCACTAATTTTTTAC